TGCGCGGGCAGAAGCATTCTCCGCGATACTGCATGCGTTTCCTCAGTGCCGTGCGCCAGCGGTCGTACTCGCGATACTGGTCCTCCGGGATTTCGTACCACTGCTTGGTGGTCTTGTCGTAGATGCGATACTTCTTGGATTCTTTTGTCATGATTTTTTCCTCCTGTGATTTGCTTTTGCGAAGCAGTCACAGGGGGAATGCACAGACTGTTGATCCCAGAGTCATGCAAGATCATTGAAACCGAGCACGGATTTCGATATAATAGGAATTAGTATGAAACGTTCAGAAATGCTCCGAACCATATATCCCATGCGAAATCCGCCAGCTGAGCGATTTCTCCCGTGATCACTTCGCAGGACTCATCAAATCGTTCGCAAGGTCGGCTGCCATAGTTCGTAAGGTTCTTAAGGTTCGGGTTTTGAAAAAGCAGAGGATAATAGTGACAACAGATGGAATACCAAGGCTATGCGGCGGAACGTTCTTCGTACTCCTGCTGCAGGCATTAAAAAATAGGAAAAGCACTCGAGAGCATTACAAAGGGGATCGTGATGGCCTCTCTGACCCGGAAGTGCTCATCGGGCTTATCAAGGTAATCAATCCTGATTACGAGTCGCCAAGGCTCGAGCGGATAAAGACAAAGACAAATGATTTCAAGGCATGCAAGCTGTCGAAGGGTGAGTATCTTCCCTTTGGAAACACACCGGAAGTAGAGGTGTTTGACGAAAGAATCAGAACGGATTACAGGTCTGCGCTGATTCCTATGACGGATTTCGTGAATGAGTTTCTCGACCTCGGAGAAACCGTGCATAAGGATGTCAGATTGGTAAAAGCACTGATTGAACTTGTCCAGTGCGACGACAGCATTGCATCGGATGAAGGATTCTTCATCCGCGACGATGGAGGGCAAATAAAAAAGGCCGCACTTGGCGACCTGACAGAAGTGTGCTATCCAGCATTTTTGCTTGGAATCTGGCACTATGTAGTTGTGAAGCGGAAGGACAATAGCATCGGAAAACCTACATATGATAAATGGTGCCCAGAGAATGGCGGTGGCCCGAGAAACTACTCAGGCAATATGGGCAAAGGCATTACCGCTGACATCAGGACATATATGCCGGAGCCCACGGATGCGGAACCGGCGGATGATGCCCAGCCTGATAATGAGTCAAATGAAGATGAGCAAGAGGACGACAATCAGTCTGCCGCATTTTCGAAGCAGGTAATCAATAATCCTCTGTTTATTCAGCAAAACGGGGATAACAATACGATCCTGCCAAACTACGGCATAGTAAATTTGACAATCGGCGGAAAGAAAGGAGCCGCGGATGAGTGACAAACTTGAAGTAATATCAGCCTCCAATCTTCCGGACGACAGGAAGCCAGATGTGACACAGACCGGCAATGAGAATATGGCCATTGTAAACTACGCCACAATTCAAATGCAGGTCAACCAGCAGTTTTATGGAATGCCACAGCTTGGAGGACAGTTTTATGTGCCACCGCGGATAAACCGTGAGTATTACAATATCTTTGTCATCGGCACTGAGGAGTACGACAAGCCTTATTTCAAAGTCCCGCGGGATCGAGCTTTGTCCGAGTGCATGTCTAAGGAGACAAAAGAAAAATTCTCTGGCATGACGAAAGAGGACAAGCAGCAAATCATTATGATGCCGTCTCTTTTCATGGCGGAGAATCATCAGTACGGTAATGCCGATGATGGCCAGAAGGTCATATACGGTTTTGTGTCGGATTACAAGATCTACGAAAATGATGTGAAGGTCTACTGGTGCGGGTACAAACTGGACATTCCTCAGATACGGCTGAATGAGCTTCTGGAAGAGCTACAGCTTATCGGAAACAACCGGTTCAACGAGATGAATCGGACGCATTGGGCAATAAAGAGATGCGACCTGATACAAGAACTTCAAGAAGCAGGCATCGAGATTCCGGTATTTACATATGGAACATCGAATTGAGACATGGAGGAACAGTATGAAAGACGAAGTTCAGAGAACAATGACGGCAGACGAAATGCCTGAAAAATGGGTGAATCTCGAAGATATAGCGGACTATCTGAGCGTCAGCAACGACACGATAAGAAACTGGATTAAAGGCGGGAAGCTTCCTTATTACAAGGCGGGCAAGCGTTACAAATTCAAGATTTCGGAAGTGGACGAGTGGCTTCGCAAAGGAAAAATTACCGAATGATAGAACACCGAATGGTAGAACATAGTAAAGGGAGGAGGAACCGGGAATGCAGGATAAGATGACTTCGCTGATCACAAAGATAAAACTTGATGCCTCTACGGAAGCCTATACTTTTCATGATGAGGAAGTCTGTCCGACCTACATCAATTTCTTCTTCGGAAAGAACGGAGCCGGGAAAAGCAGTATAGCGGATGCTTTCAGGCACCCAGAGTGCCTTGAATGGAAAACCGGCATCAGCCCGGCAAACTATTCTGTTCTGATTTATGATAAGACCTTCGTCAGCCAGAATTTTGCAGACTATGGCAACCTGAAAGGTGTTTTTACGTTGAGCCAGGAGAATGTCGAAGCAAGGCAGAAAGCGGAAGCTGCAGCGCAGGAACGGGCGCAGGTCGCACAGGATGGTAAGAAAGCTGCTGAAGCCAGAGACAAAAAGCATGGAGAATTAGCTCCGCTGCTGGAGCATTTCAGAAACGTCTGCTGGGAAGGCGCACGCGAATATCGCAAGGACTATGACCAGACGCAGGATAAGAAGAAGTCCCGCGAGCGGTTTACCGACGAGGTGCTGTCTGGAGACTATTCTCCAGTCGACCATAACGACACGGCTATAAAGGAGCTCTATGACGTAGCTTTCGATCCGGATGCCAGAAGATACGATCTGTTCAAGTCGTCTTCTGATATTTCCAGCAGCTATGATTTGTCCGGGCTTTCGCTGCTTGCTGAAGCAATTACGAGCAGCGGCGGGACGGAATTTGCTAGATTCATGAAAGTACTGAACGCTTCAGAGTGGGTTCGCCGTGGCCACGATGCCTATGTTCATAAAGCTGACGGAAAATGTCCTTTCTGTCAGCAGAAGCTGCCAGACGATTTTGAGGTATCTATGGCAAGCGCATTTGATGAAAGCTATCAGGAGTCGCTAAACACACTGCGTACTCTGCAGTCTAACTATGACACGAAAATGAAAGCTCTTGTTGCGCTGTACCAGGGCAATCTTGACGACGCCTATCCCAAGGCAGAGGAACTGGCCGTTTACGGAACAAAATTGGCAGAGCTTCAATCCCGCATTCTCGAAAATAATCAGCTGATTGCCGATAAGATTTCTTCACCGGTAAAAGTAATAGAGCTGAAGGATACCGATGCGATTATTTCAGAACTGGATGCGTTGGTTTTACTAATCAACAGACAGATTCAGAATAATAATGACATTGTCGCTGCAAAATCCAGCAAGCAAAGTGAGTGCAACCGCATGGTCTGGGAAAAGATCGCCTTCATCCTGAAGGAGTATGTTGCCGACTATATCAATTCGAAAAAGAAGATCGAGGATGAAGAAGCGGTGCTGCAGGAAAAGGTCAAGGATCTCCAGACACAATATCGCTCTCTGACACAGGAGATAAACGACCTGAATGCCGGGATTATCAACACGGCTGATACGGTACGAAGCATGAATGGCTACCTGAAAGACTCCGGATTCGAAGGATTCAGCCTGCACGAAAAAGAAGGCGTCAAAGGCGGATATGAAGTCATACGCGATGACGGTAAGGTGGCCGTGAATCTAAGTGAGGGCGAGCGCAACTTCATCGCGTTCCTCTACTTCTATCATGTAGTTCGCGGCATGCGGTCAGAAACAGACTCTGGCAAAAACAAGATCGTCGTAATCGATGATCCGGTTTCAAGTATGGACAGCAGCGCCCTATTCATCGTAGGTTCGCTGGTCAGGGAAATGATAGGAATATGTGCAAATGTTGCTGATCCGGTTGAAAACGAGAATCCGATATTCGCTGGAAGGTACATCGAGCAGATCTTTATCCTGACGCATAACGCCTACTTTCATCAACAGGTCGTATATGATCAGGTGGGCCGATACAGATACGTTTCGCTGTACAAGATTAACAAGAAGAACAACGTGTCCTCAGTTGAACTTTGTGTCACTCCTGCAGGCAGGATTAGCGAAAGAGACAGAAACTATGATCCGGTACAGGGCTCCTATCATGCGCTTTGGCGCGAATACGAATTGCTGGATTCACCAATCCCGCTGATGAATGTCATGCGCCGGATTCTGGAACATTACTTCATACAGCTTTGCGGATACGATAGCGCCGCAATGAGTTCAAAGGTGCTGGAAGCCGTAAAGAAAAAGGTAGATGAGGAATCCGGGGATGCTGTACCAGACTACACAAAATACCATCTTGCTGGTGCGATGCTCTCCTACATCCGTCATTCGGATTCATTCAACGAAGGACTGTACTTCGTTGATGAAAGCATCGACTGCGATCAGTACCGCGAAGTATTCCATACGATCTTTGTGGTGATGGATCAGGAGCAGCATTACAAGAGAATGATGGAAGAAGTTCTATAGAGGGCAGAGGCCATCATAACATCAATATTTTAGGAGATATAAACCTGCTGTGTGCTACAGCAGGCTGTATCTCTCTTGGAGGGATAATCAATGGAAGAATGGACGAAAGTCAAGGTGATTCAGCAGCTAAATAAGATTGAGAGTATAATGGTCCCCTTTGTCAAGACAAATTTTGGAACAATTATCATGTGCCATTATTTACCATATATGTATCATATTTTCTTTTATGCAGCGGTCTCAAAA